GCTGACGTTCAAGCTGAGTTTGGATAGCGGTTGTCGCGCGGTTCGTAACGTCATCTTCGATCGTCATTGAGCAAGGCTCAAACGTTTGCTTTCCTGGAACGTAAATGCGGGAGTTATAACGATCTAGCTGTACTTCTTCCCAGGATAGATTAGGGCGGGTAGCCGTAATAACCTGGATAGAAAGATCGTTAGGCACACCTGCGTTCGCGCCAAGCGTTCCACCAAAACCGACGAAGATTACCCTCCAACGATTCTTTTGCTTAGGATGCAAGATGCCGTTACCGACGCCTGCGATACCTACTTGTGTTAAGTTTGCCATTCTAGAGTTCCTTCAATCAGGTTTTTACAAAGGATATTTATAATTATGCACTAAATTTTCAATCCTTCAATACTCGAATGCGGAAATTACCGGTGAGAACATTAACCGAAGTCGCATTATTATTGGTAGCATACCAAGCTACACCTCCACCAGAGGTCCAAACTGATCCATAGAGAAGAACTCCAGATAAAGCTTGTTCAGAGGTAATTGAAACACGGTCTCCAAAGCTAGCTAAAACAAAGTCGATGCTTCCCATGTATGTAGTGGTTCCAGGTGCCAGGGTCACCGGTGACACGACGGTCGTTTGCTTGAGCGGACTTGGCGCCAAGTCTGTCAAGATCATATTGGATGCATTGACCTTAGAGATCGAGAGAATGTTCGTAGCCGTGTATCCAGTTCCGCAATGAATATTACTCACCTCAGACAGCGATACGTTTGATGAGATCGCAAATTGTCCGGTTGGAACTGTTCCACTGTTCTGAATGAAGCGACCACCACGTACCATCGAATCATTAGACCCGGTGTCAAAGATTATCAATCCCCCAGCATAAGGACAATCAATAACGGTGATATCTTTTACTACAGTGTCAGCAGCATTAGAGTAGAAGATTGAATTCACAACACCAGAAACATAGATATCTATGAATTGATTATGAGATTTATGATTTGTAATGTTTGGGTATGGTGCAGATGATCCAGAAACCATCACTCCTTTAACCGTAGCCTCACCGTTAACCATTAATGTTGGGCATGCGCAGTTAACAGTTTCAACATCATTGAGCTTGGTTCCAATTGAGGCTGCATCGATGTAGATGCATACTGAAGAAGTTTGATTAGAAGATACATTATTAAATGCGGCGTGCCGCATACTAACATTCGAAGCCAAAGTTCCGATATCAATGACTCCACGTGTTGCTGTAGGGTGGTCATCGGCACGTGGGCGATCTATCTCTAAGATCGATGCACGGATGATATTCATAAATCCAGTGACGTTCTTTTTCCCATTTACACCGATCATCGCTCCATTAATATTATCATTTTGACCATCCCACTTGATTCCCCAACCATGATTGAAGCTAACGGTTGTGTCGATGAAGTGAGGAGAATCATTACCAAAGATGTTTGTCATGTCTGGGTTAACATCAATTCCACATTCTGGTAAAGATCCAATTGCCCCATTGTAGCTACCACGATCATCTTTGAAGCGAACCGATCCGCGAAGAGTCAGGTTTGTTCTAAACGAGTTAGTTGCTGAGCAATCAACAAAGTGAATGTCAGTTGGATAGTTGGCGACCGTGGAACCGTCTGTAGCAGCGAGGTGCCAGCCGTCGCACACCGAATTATTTGAATTGCACGCCCAAAAACGAAGACGTTGATTGCCACCATTGATAACAACGTTATGGCTGTACACCGCTAAAGGTGTACGATGTTGACGGTTTCCGTCTATCGTAAATGAATAGAAATCACAGTCGGTACAATTCTCAAAGTAAAAAGCAGCTTGACCTCCATTGACTAGGTTATCATCCAAAACACGGAATACAGCATTTCCAAAGTTGATTGATCTACCGTTCAACCCAATAAACTTGACACCAAGGTTGAGTTGAGAAATACGATAAATTCCTGGAGGAACATAACCATTTTTATTTCTAGTAGCAAGGGCGACAGCCCAGTTACTCAATGCCAATGTGTCATCAGTAACACCGTCCCCCACAGCTCCGAACGCTTGTGGGGTTAAGTATCCATATTCAGGGATTGCGGCGGATAGCGTGCCATCTCCTGCGATGGAGACTCCAGTTCCTTGCTTAACTCCTCCCAAGGTAACATTTGTCGCAACTGGGATCGACTCAAGCTTCGTAGAGTTAAGTTGATTAAAGTTACCGTCTAGCTCATCGTGAGTGAGACGTGATCCCTTTGACGCGCGAGTAATAATTGTGGCCATTTATGTCCTTAGGGTAATGTTGTAGTTGTAGATGTAATTGTTTCTTCGTAGAAGATGCCTGCATCACTGAACGGAACCAGCTCTCCGCTTTGGTCTATCTCATCAAGCGTCATTTGGTCCATGTCACCCATGCGTAGCTTGATTGACTTGATGATATCTTGGCGGACTTCATACGGTGGTGATAACCATATTGCAACTTCAAAGTTGAGAGACCAAACTATCACGCGACGCTCTGCAGCAGATGGATAATTCTCTTCATTATTGATACTTGCTAATGTTACCTTGGAGATCTTTGTCCAGTCAAATACAGCATCATTAAATTGGATCTGCATGTCATAATCAAATAGGATTAAGATCTGTTCAAGAACCTGATAAAGCTGATCGGTGTTTGACGTATAAAGAGATAGCTCCATTGACATATTGTATGGAATAGGCATAACGCGTCTGATAGCCTTAACGTCATCTGGAAATATTCCGCCTTGATCCATATACGTGCGCCGGTCAACCTGATTCGTTCCATGTTGGCGGTCTGGCGCGAGCTCCAACCCGCTCATGTAGCACGCCATAATAGGAAGTGAATGTGGTTTGTTTTGCGTGTTATCTCCAGATATAGCAGCTACAACACGATCAGTAGAACCATATCGAATAGGCACATCAACGCTTGACACCCCGCACGTAGAATCTCCAGTTTGGACTGTTAACCCCGTGAAAATGTTAGCAAAGGCGATGATTGATTTTTTCAATTGCCCATTGTAGTAATAATTCTTTATCATGCGTTAATCCCTTGGTAGAACAGCTTGACTGCCTTCTTCCACTTTTCTTTATCTCTACGCTTTAGCGCATCAAAGAATTCATTTTGCTTCATAAACGAAACCTTTTCAAGCTCATCATCTGAGAGCTTATCCTTAGCACAAACATAATACTCCAACGAAAGCTTTGGATCATATTCAGTTCTATTGATCCGTTTCATATCACTGTCAACAGCTTTAAATCTTGAGACCAATACTTTAAGGAAAGGATCAAACTCAATCTGAGAGTTAAGATACTTATCTCTAAATTCTCCGTCGAACTTAACAGATTCTTCATCTCCGACTTGATCACTATGAAACTTCCGAAGGACCAAATATTGGACAGCATGGGTTAGCTCATGTTCCAATGTTCCGATTGCCGACGGTAAGAATCTATTTAGTGTTTTTTCTAGATCATCAGTATTTGCCAAGTTCAATGGTCCCATGTTGAGAGTAATAATCTGCAAGTTGGGGCTATACTTTCCTTGAACATCAGTACCCTTAAAATCCATGACCAACATCAGCTTAGGGATGATCATCTCTTTAAAATCTGGATAGAGCTTGGAGAGCTTGTCATAATAAGGGAGCTCATTAACATCTATTTCATAATAGAGCCTGATCTTATTCATCCCACCGATGCTCTCGGTATCTTCTTCATCGATATTAATTTTGTACTTAAGTAAGTACTTGTCGATGATCTTCTTATTCTCAGTGTACTCTTTTCCCTCAAGCTCATCTATCTTGTCTTGTAGCCAGGCAAAATATTTGGTCATGAATGAGTTCACCATCCTATCACGCAGCTTCGGTGGTAGCTTGATAAACCCTTCCACTAAAAGCTCTTTCAATCTCATGGTTTATTATCCGGGGCCACACGATTAGGAGATGCCATGATCGATGCGATCGTTTTCTTATTCGACTCTGGTACCATGCGGGTGTCGATCTCAACGAACCTCCAACGCACGGCAGGAAGGTCCCAGCGCAGCAAACGGTCTGGAGGACGGATGTCAGCCCTGACATTAGTGTAAGTTTGACGATGGTAAGAACCATCTGCTAAACCTGTAGTGTCTGGTAGAGAATCTCCAATGGTGTAAGGTAGACCATTTGGGGGGATCGCATCTTGTACGTATAGGTCACGCCCGTCATACGCTCCGTTTGGACCTAACAGAGGTTTACCGCTTTGAATGTCTTGCGGATCAGATCCTGTCTGCGGAACAGCATCAGCAGCGGCTTGCTGGATAGCGTCTGAAGCCTTGTTCGCCATGTCGTCAGTTAAGAATCCATTTAAGATTGAATCAGCATCAGTTTGAAGAGCGTTAACTTGGCCAGGTAGCCCAAGAATATCTTTATGCTCTACTGATGGAAGAATAGGTTGTGCGTAGAAGCGGAAGAGCTGTGGCTTCCAATTCATCGTGTAGCCTTCAGTGCTCCAACCGGTGTCGGTTACCTCTAGCCATTTCTTTACGGGCAAGAGGTTGTGATCATACTGTACTTCTCCTGGAAGCTCAACGATGTCCCCCATGATCACCGGACGGCCTAGAGCTTGGATCATCGAAACGAAGCTGCAGGTGAAGATGTAGGTTTGTGGTAAGTTGATACCAAACTTAGCGAGCTCTGTTTGAACGTCAAGCAGGTCATATTGACACTTAAGCAGAGTTGAAGTCTTTAGGTAAGATCTATCTCGATTTTCTAGAAGGATATAATCTTCAACATTATCAAGAGAAACTTGATTCACCTCGAGCATTTGAAGCTCAACAACCTCCCAAGAGTCATTCGTTGCTACGCCATTAAAGAAGATAGGAATAAGCCGCCACTTATTAAAAGCTGCGTGAGCATTAACTCCGATCGTCACTAGGTCTGTAGAATCAGGAACAATTACTACGTCGATGCGCTTCCATGTTGTTCCATCATCAGAAGCTTCAACCCTGAGCTGAGCTGCTCGGTTAACCTTGAGCGCTCCTTGCTTGATCTTGATGGTAGAGATCTTCTTACGTACTGGTTCTCCTGGCTGATAGCGCTCAGCAGCATTGCCCGTAGCTCCGATCGCCGACCACGCTTTTTTAGTTCCAAAGTCATACCCAAAGAAGGATGGAGTAGTTAATACCGCTGCTCCTGTTTGTACTGAGCGCCAGCTCGCCGAGTTAACGTTAAACCCATCAGCGACGTTATATCCACCCAAGGTTCCAGATGATAATGGATATCCGGAGCCGATCTGATCAATGGTCGATCCTTGACTCTGAACCCCCAGCAATGGGAAGACATTAACTGGACCAGCTGCAGCATGGAGAGCTTCAGCCATTAAGGCCCCGATATAATCAGATTCATGCTGAGCGCAATCACCTGTTGAATAATCAAGCGTTCCTGGAGGATTTGCCGTGACTGGAGGCGTGTAGGGACCAGACGGTCCCGTGAACGCGAACGTTAGGTCTGGTTTCTTGTTGCAATCATCAGTCATGGAAATTCCTTAGCATGCTATTTATCCCCAATCTGAATCAGATGAAGATGACCGTTTTGACTTTTTTACTGGACGAGGTTTTGTTGTTCCAGCTTGTTCTAAAGAATCTACTTCCTTAGCATCAATAACTTCGACATAAAACATCCCTCCAATTTCCTTCTTCGGTCCGATATTTTCTGATGTGAAGAACTCCTCAGCCACCTTAAAATATCCATTCTTTGAGTAGATATTTCTTGAATCACGCATTAAGAACATCTTAGTTGCAGCATCATATCCAAAGATTAGAACTGTATGGAACATACCAGTATTAAAGGATCCAATTTCTTCTATCCGCTTAATGAGATCTACCGAAATTATCCCATTCTTAAAATCAGCTTTCATTTGTTTGGTGTTATTCTTTAGAAAATGCGGCACTGATTTACCATTGTTTTCCATCCTTACCATTAAGCTTGTGATCGCTCCGTTTGATGGTAAAGCACAAATTACAGATTGACCGCTCTTTAACTCTTTAATTATTCCAGCCTTGTCTGTTATCTTATGTGCATTTAGAGTAAATTGAATTATTTTCTCACCGATTTGAATTGGTGTAGAATTAAAGAACTTAATTGTTTGACCGAGATCATTGAATTTGCGCGGCATCCTATTATTATGATCAATCTTGGCGAGATAATCTCCTATCTCCTTATCTGAAACGTCAGCTGATGCTGCTATGCTAAACACAACTTGACTAAGCAAACAAAGTCCAATATCAGATTCAATATCTCGTGGGATACCAAACTTCTTAGTAACTAAGTTCATGATCACGGTTATATCTTTACGATCTAATACGTGAGGACTTGTCAGTCGTTCGCTAAGAATCACTAACAGTTCTTGGAGAAGTTGCATGATTAACCGATCACAAAAGGAGCAAACCAATTATCAGAACCGTTCTGACCAACTTCCATGTCCTTGATCTGACGCAGACAATCTTCTTGAATCGCTTGAGCCGTTGACAATAGAGAATCAGCATTAAGCTGCAACCCGCCGCCAGGACCAGGAAGTGAAGCGAACTTACCGCGAATGTGAGCTAAAATTAACATACACTCTGATTCAGCCCATGCTTGGATCCACTGTTGCATCCAACGATCTTGAAGAAGCTCTTGCTCAAACTTTTCGCACGTAGTTTCAATTAACACCTTCTCCTGGTTAAGAAGGCGACGATAGATATGAAGCTCGCGTGTTGCTTCACGCCAGTTGTAGGCGATCTCGCTCGCGAAGAGAGTATTGTAGATCTCGGACATGGCGTTGATCAAGTGAATCGACACCAGGTCGGCCTGGACATTAGGTGCGTAGAACTGTTGTAAAAACTGCAAAGCATAGATGTTATCTGGAGAGAAGCTACCAGCGCCAAGCATGTTCATGCGGTGGATCTTATGAACGTCCACGATTCGATCTGTTTGAGAAGTTCTATCATTGAGGTAGTAAACATCCTGTGATGCTTGAATCGTGATGAAGAAAAATTGCTTATAGTAAGCAACATCCGTGCGCCGACGGATTTCTTGAAGAGCATTATCAATAGCAATGTTGAAGTGATCTTCGATCAGCTCAACGCATACTACTGGATGACCAAGCTGCTTTTTCAAGATATCAATAAGGTTCGCTCTAGCTGTGTAACTAGAATCGGTGCCTACTCCAGTCTTGTTGTACATCGGAACGCTAACATCAGACTCAGCTGACAACCATTCGGTACCGCTCCATACCTTGAGCTTTTTAACTGTAGCATTGTAGTAAAAGTTACCCAACGCTGGGTAACCAGTAGGATAACCAGTGAACGGAGATACTGGGTCGATAGCGCCGCTGAAGCATGTGTTTGACGTTACAACCGACCAAATTGAATTCGTAGAGTCCCACACGAATACTAGATTTTGATCTGGATCATAGTATAGCTGACCAGCTACGGGACTTGCAGGTGGACCATAATGTTCATCAACCGATCCAGCCCAGACGGTGCTACCGATATTTTGAGGGTAAGATCTTACACCTGTTGACCAATATGTCCTGACATTTGTGATAAGGTGCGCAGAGAAGAAGTAAACGTCATCAGCGTTTAACCCTGTCACCGTCATGGTGTTTGTTGTCTTATCCCGGTAAAAAGCTCCAACTACTTGAGCATTACCGATTCTATCTGCTGGGGCTGCCCAGTTAGCCGATGCGGTATACTTCACGCTGTCGGTCGGGTAGTTAGATGGATTAATCTCCTTTAATGCACCAGTGATCAGTACACCATCATAGGTCCTTGATCCTTGCGGAATTGTCCAAGTGAGAATACCGTCAGTATCTGACGTGCGATTAAAGTCAAGGATAAGCTGTTGGCCATCGACCGATAGCTCATTGCTGTTGTCTGGAATTCCTGCTGGCATGGTATTTCTCCGAATAAACTTTAGATCTATTTAGTAGAGTCTCAATAAATATTTCAGTAGTTCCTTATTTACTTCACCAAAACAAAGAGATAAAATGAGTACTTTATTCAAAGAGCTGTTAATGGAATCTCAGAAGAAGGAGCTCAAGCCCACGATGATAGATCACATCAAGAGGCTACAAAGCAAGGGTGGCCGGATCGTTAGTGAACTAATTAAAGATCACGAGATCGGTTACGTCGGAGCTAATGGGAAGGGTAAATCTGAGGTGAGGATCGCCTTCTACCCAGATCACACCTATGAGAGATTAGAAGGCGGCAAGAAAATTAGAGCTGGGTGGAAGGAGATTGTCACCGACCTAGATAAGCTCGCAAAGGATTCTGCGAAGGCCGAGAAAGAAAAGAAAGCTCAAGAGAAAGAGCTAAAGTTCGGCGAGAAGATTAGGGTTACTGAGAAGGAATTTCTCAAGATCTGTAAAGCAAGCGGTGTTAGCCTTGGAGGTGATATCGCAGATATGTGGCCATATGAAGATACATATGACTATGAGACGGTGAATGGAGAAGAGCGCGAGCTCGCATCATGCAGTTACAGCGTCGCTCTAAAGAATCCAGAGTGGACCGGAGAAGATGACGATGACAACGAAGAGTTCCTTGACACCATCTACATAACGTTAACAAGAGACGGCAAGAATCCGGATAAGATTCATGCCGATGATGCGAATAACTAACCCGGAAATCGCTTCCTAGGAAACTCCTGCTTTTTCTTAGGAGCTGACTTTTCCTTAGGCTTTGGACCTACATGGACATGAGGTTCCTCAAAGATATAAAGCTTATAGTCACCAAGGCTGGGTAGCTTATTCGCCTCAGCTCGGATCCTCACATAACCCTTGCGGTCAAGAATCCTCACGTATAGGTCAATGTTACTTGGCCTCCAACCAACTCTCGTCAAGCCGTCAAAAAGCTCTTGGCGATCGAGATAGTAGTCCATATCAACCGGATCAAAAGGATCACGAAGCTTTAGCTTACTAATGAGCTCGCCACCTTTTTCGATCATCAGGTAATAATCAAATACTGGCATAAATCTCCAAATTACTGTTGGCCGGGCTTTAATCGAAGAGTCTCACACAACGTAGAATGCTTACATGTGTTACAACGATTATGTATGTTTGTCTTCAATTTTGATGAGATCCACTCATAGGGATCTCCATCCCGCGCCTTAGCTACACCGTAAGGCATTTCACCGTTGTTGGTGAAAAATTCAAACAGC